AACCGTAATGGAGAAAGGTGCTGATAGCAGTGCCAGGACGAAAAGAACAAGCGTTTCGAAAACTACGGACGTTACCCTGCTTCGAGGAGAAGATACGGAAGAGCGGGGAAACGCATCCGTGACAGCTATGTTAAGACCCACCCCTTCTGTGAGGAGTGTTACAAGAAGGGAGTGTTGGTACCTGTTGAAGAGGTACACCACAAGCTACCGCTGTCCGAGGGTGGTACACATGACAGGGATAACTTGGTGGCTCTTTGTAAGAGTTGTCACGCAAGGATTCATGCCGAGCGAGGAGATAGGTGGCACAACCATAGTGAAACCTAACCGTTAAAAGATGCACCCTAATCGTTAAATCACCGAGAATCGATTTTTAATATCGAGGTGAGGAATTATATGTCGGAGAGGGTAGGGGCGGTCGGAATCTTAAAATACAAAGTCACAGGGCAACGGTGCCGCCCCTTCGTGCGGACCCCTTGCGTTTTTGAACGGGGTATAAAACCCCTAATCGTTAAAAGGTTTAATTTTTTGAATATAGGAGATGGTCAGAATGGCAAGAGATGGAACAGCCCGAGGCAGTAACATCAAGGTTAATGCCGGGAGAAAGTCCAAGGGTCTCGCTGAGAAGCTTGCAGAGGGTAACCCCGGTGGACGAAAGCTGAAAGTCATTGATTTGCCCGAGGCATCAGATTTGGAAGGAGCAGATATTCCAGAACCAAGTGCGTACATAAAATCAAAGCAGAAAGCTGCGGGAGAATTTGATGCTGAACATATCTATCGGTACACATATTTGTGGCTGAAGGAGAAAGGGTGCGACAGACTTGTCAGCAAACATATGATAGAGCAATATGCCATGTCGGTTTCGAGACTGATTCAATGTGAAGAGGCCATATCAGAATATGGTTTTCTTTCCAAGCACCCGACTACGGGTCAGGCTTGTGCGAGTCCTTTTGTGGCAATGGCACAGAACTATCAGAAACAGGTAAACACCATATGGTATCAGATTTTTCAAGTGGTAAGGGAGAACTGCTCGGCAGACTTTAACGCTGATGAAGAGGATCCTATGGAGATGCTTTTAAGAATGAGAGGATAAAACATATGATAGAAAAAGTAAATCCGATGCACCCGGATAAGCTGTGTGACAGAATAGCTGGTGCAATCGTAGACCTTGCTTATACAACAGAGTCAGAGCCAAAGATAGCAGTTGAAGTTTTGCTCGGTCATGGCAGGTGTCATGTAATAATCGAAACTACTGCAAACCTCGATGAGAGAGATGTTGCGGATATAATCTTTAGACTTGCCGGGGATGTTGAAACAGACATACAGATTGTTCCCCAGGACATCCATCTTGCAGAGAATCAGATGGGAACTGTTCGTTGTGGTGATAATGGTATCTTTAAGGGTATGCCACTCACTGATGAACAGAAAGCAATGTCCGAAGTGGCAAGAGAAATCTTCGCAAAATATCCGACAGATGGAAAGTACATCATTGATGGGGCAAGGCTTATCATCTGTCAAAGCTGTGCGGATACGGATGAATTAAAGAACCGATACCCAGGGGCAGAGGTCAATCCCCTTGGTGCCTGGGTAGGAGGAACAGATGTAGATACGGGAGCAACCAACAGAAAGCTTGGTTCAGATATGGCGGACTCTGTTACGGGTGGTGGACTTCATGGTAAGGACTTATCCAAGGCAGATGTATCCGTCAATATTTATGCCTTCCTTAAGGCACAGGAAACAGGCAAGCCTGTGGAACTGTGCTGCGCCATCGGTGATGAGAGAGTTGATGGCAGACCATACTGCGAGATTGTAAATATCGCAAGAAAATATATCGAGTCCGTTGGTGGATTTGAGAAGTTTGCGGAATGGGGGTTGTTATGATGGAGAATAAAATATCATCTACAGAAATGAAAATGGTATCAATTGATAAACTGATACCATATGTGAATAACGCCCGTACCCATTCGCAGGAGCAGGTCAATAAACTCCGTGCCTCACTCCGGGAGTTCGGTTTTGTAAATCCTCTGATTATCGACAGAGACTACAATGTTCTGGCTGGTCACGGCAGATTGTTAGGTGCGAAAGAGGAAGGATATAAAGAAGTGCCTTGTGTGTTCGTGGATCAAATGACAGAGGCACAGAAGAAAGCATATATCTTAGCCGATAACAGAATGGCTATGGATGCCGGATGGGACGAAGAATTACTCCGAGTTGAGATTGAGGCTTTGCAGGGTATGGACTTTGATGTATCTCTGACGGGCTTTAATGAGGATGAGATTTCTGACCTTTTTGCCGACCCGGACGCAGATGCAGAAGATGATGATTTTGATGTAGACGAGGCTCTTGAAAAGGAGCCTTTTGTTTTGCCCGGAGATATCTGGAAATTGGGTAATCACAGACTTCTTTGTGGTGATGCTACCAAGGAAGAAGATATCAGATTACTTATGGATGGGAAGAAAGCAAATGCCTGCATTACGGATCCGCCATATAACTGTGCCTATGAGGGTGGCACGGGCATGAGAATCATGAATGATAGCTGGTCGGACTCCGAAAAGTTCTACCAGTTTTTATTTGATGCATTTAAGAATGCTTATAATGCGCTTGCTGATGGCGGAGCATTTTACTGTTTTCATTCTGATGCGGAGAAAGTGAACTTCTTTAATGCGACAGTGAATGCCGGGTTCCATTATTCCACAACCTGCATATGGGTCAAGGATACCCTTGTTATTGGAAGGGCAGACTTCCAGCAAAGGCACGAGCCTGTTATTTATGCTTTTAAGGATACAGCAAAGCATAAGTTTTATGGTGACAGAAAACAGACTACGGTGTGGGAGTTTGCAAGACCGAAAAAATCGAAACTTCATCCGACTATGAAAGCTCTGCCTCTTATAGCATATCCGATAAAGCTGTCCTCGCAGGAGAACGGAATCATTCTGGATATGTTCGGTGGTAGCGGTTCCACACTCATGGCATCCGATCAGATGAACAGAACGTGTTATACAACCGAACTTGATCCTAAGTATGCATCTGCAATTGTCAGAAGGTATACGGCAGCACATGGTGGGACAGATGGTATTACTGTTATTAGAGACGGAAAAGAACTCCCTTGTAGTGATGTATATATTCCGACTGAAGATGATCTGGCATTCAAGGAAGATGGTGTTAACCGGGAGGTGACAGGATGAAGATAATATATCTTACTCGGGACAAATACACCATTGTTGATGATGAAGACTATGAGCGTTTGATGAAACATAGTTGGGCGTGGATTCCTGCAACAGGATCACAAAGCAGTAAAGGATATGCAGTCAGAAAAGGAAATAAGAAAAGAGGAGAGCCAAGAACTGTACAAATGCATAGGGAAATTCTTCATGCATCTAAGGGTACTATTATCGACCATAAGAATTTGAACAGCCTTGATAATCGAAAAGAAAACTTAAGGTATGCAGATGTTCAGACGAATTCCTTTAATCGGAACAAGCCTATAATGGATTGCACTTCAAAATACAAGGGTGTTCTTCAGAGAAAAAATGATACCAGATGGATGGCGAGAATAAAGTTTAATGGCCGTCATGTGGAACTCGGTAAATATGATACTGAGGAGAAGGCTGCGGCAATCTATAATTTTGCATCAAGGATTTTCTATGGTAAATACAGACACGAAAATGAGGGCGTTGAGGAGCTGTCATTTAAGGAGCAGATGAGAGTATTCAAAACTGCGGAAAGATATATAGAACGGTATGGTTGGTATGTAGATACTGAAACATATCGTTCTTTTAAGTTTGAGGTGGCATGATGGAACAACAGAATAATAATCGTTTGACCCTCGGCAGTCTCTTTGACGGTTCCGGGGGTTTTCCATTGGGAGGAGTGCTTGCTGGCATAACTCCCATTTTTAATTCAGAGATTGAGCCGTTCCCGGTAAGGGTTACCGAGGTTCGGTTTCCGAATATGAAACATTATGGTGATGTATCTAAACTGAAAGGCTCGGAACTCCCACCTACGGACATAATAACGTTTGGAAGTCCCTGCCAAGATATGTCGATTGCCGGGTGTAGGGATGGCTTGAGTGGTTCTCGCTCGAGTCTTTTTTATGAGGCAATCAGAGTCATTAAAGAAATGAGGGAGGCTACAAATGGACAGTATCCAAGATATATCGTATGGGAGAACGTCCCTGGGGCATTCTCATCAAACAAAGGAGAGGACTTCAGATGCGTCCTCGAAGAAGTCTGCAAAGTCAAAGACAGCGAGGTGTCTGTATCTAAACCTTCAAAGTGGGAGAATGCAGGCCGCATCATGGGAGACGGCTACAGTGTCGCTTGGAGACTCCTCGATGCTCAGTATTGGGGCGTTCCCCAGAGAAGACAACGAATCTACCTTGTCGCAGATTTTGATGGAGGGAGTGCCGGAAAAATATTATTTGAGTCCGAAGGCTTGTCTGGGTATTCTGCGCAGGGCTTCAAGTCGTGGCAAGACACTACCTGCCGTCCTTCAGAAAGCGTTGGAGAAACAGGCTGCGACAGCGTAATGTTTGAAAACCACTCGCAGGACTGCCGTTATACGGGACCGCTTGCTGTATCCCAGACGGTATCATCTACCTTTGGGACCGGTGGTAACAATCAGCCGTTTATAGTTCAGCCTCCTCGTACCTTTGATGTGAGATTCACTTCCGAGGGTACAAGGAATGCAAGGCAGAATGTGTATGAGACGGATACCTCAAGAACTATCGATACTGGTGGCAATGCTCCCGATTCCAACCAGGGTGGTGTTGCGGTAGTGCAGGCATTCGGTGTGTGTTCCAAGAGCAGTAATTCTATGTTATCAGATAATCCGAACAGCGGATTTTATAAAGCTGATACTGCAAGATGCCTTGATGGTAACGGAGGAAATCCGACCTGTAACCAGGGTGGCATTGCCGTGGTTGAAGGCAACGGCACAAGACCTTCTCATAAGGGAGACGGCTATAAGGAATCAGATATCATGTACACCTTAAATGCAACAGAACAACACGCTGTTGCTTTTGCTGATGTTCATGCGACCATATCAGCCAATGATGGTCCCAAGGGTCCGTCATCGCAGATGCTTAAGAACCCGGAAGAGAACTTTGTGGGGGAGCCTGCATATGGTATCGGCAGACCTGCCATGAACCAGGGCTACAATGCAAAGTTCAGTTTCTGTGTGGAGGAAGAGGTCGAACCTACCCTTGTGGCTGCGGGTGCATCTGGGGTAGCGCATCCGAAGTTTTCTTCTTCAAAGGCATCATTTTTTACAGAGGCCAATGAGGAACTTGCAAATACGCTTGTGGCTACAGACTATAAAGACCCACCGATTGTAAATGAGCCGGAGTATATAGTAAGAAGATTAACACCTACCGAGTGTGCAAGACTGCAAGGTTTCCCGGACTGGTGGTGCGATGAGCTGGAGATTAAAGAACCTACCGAAGAGGATGTTGCAAGGTGGAGAGATATCTTTGAAACCCATGCGAAGGCACTCGGCAAGAAGGGAAAACCGAAAACGGATGCACAGATTATAAAGTGGCTTAAAGCACCTCACTCCGATTCGGCAGAATATAAGATGTGGGGAAACGGAGTCGCACTTCCGAATGTTTATTTTGTCCTTGCAGGAATTGTTTACTATGCACAAATGGACGGAAGAATATAGCCCCTTGATTCTACATGAAAGAATGCACATATTCGTTGCTTTATCTGGCTTTCAGAGTGATTAATGTACATACCAAAAAATCATAAGGAGGTACACGCTATGGTACTACATTTCAATGTAACAAAGGAAGCCAGAAAGGCAATGGTAAAAGCAATCGAAACCGAACTCGGCATCAAAGCAAAATACCTCGGAGTTCCGAGCTGTGCTTACCAGGTTGGAGATTACAGAGTCGAGAAGGACGGCACCCTTTCATTTGAAAAGGATGACATTGACGAGACAAGCCGGGTGGTCGATGCCTGCGTGATGGCAACAGGGAACAGCCCGGAAGAGTGGGAAGGTAACGAGGCTGAGGAAAAAAACGAAGAGAGTGACAGCCTCGACCTTACAGTAAGCCTTCCACTTGAGAAGGTGGATGTTAAGAACCTCATCAACCTGCTTGAGGCAAAGGGAAACCTTATACAGAAAGCCCTCGGAGTTGCGGAACTTAAGACTGAGGTTGATGAAGATAACGGCACGATTTCATTCCCTTGGTTTTCAGAGGTAACCCCGGAAGAGGGACAGACCTACACTAAGTTCATAGCAGCCCTTTGCGAGATGACCGTGACACAGAAGAGGATCACGGCAAAGGCTAAAGAGAATGATAACGAAAAATACGCATTCAGATGTTTCCTTCTCCGCCTTGGATTCATTGGAGACGAGTTCAAAGCCGACAGAAAGATACTTCTTAAGAACCTCGAGGGATCCTCTGCATTTAAGAGCGGAGCCAAGAAGGGTGGTGAGCAGTGATGATGTTTCCGAGAAGAGAAATCGTAGACCGAATCAAAGCAGAATATCCGGCAGGCACAAGGGTGGAGCTTGTATCCATGAATGACCCTTATACCAAAATCCCGGAAGGAACGAAAGGGACAGTCAGATGCGTTGATGATACGGGAACCATATTTGTGAACTGGGATACCGGCTCGGGGCTTGGCATAGTTTATGGAGAGGACTCCTGCAGAAAAGTAAAGGAGGATGCCGAATGAACTGGAACGAGCGAGAGGCAATAAGGGACAGGCTTATGGAGAACCTTGCACGGCACATGATAAGCCACGGCATCATAAAGTCTGATCGGGAGAGGTCAAACCCATACACCTGCATAAGGATGATAGAACTTACTTGGAGAGGAATCCCCTTCACAATAACGCAGGTGGACGGAATGACCTGCCTGATAGAACGGGAATAAAATACACAAATGGTATCTGAATTTAATGGTAATCTTTGTCGGATATATGGGCTCTATATAAGTTGCTATTATGTGTGTTTAGAGCGAATATGTGTACTACCAAAAGGGAACACCCCTTAAAACGAAGGAGGACACAGCATGAACGAGAAGATTACAAAGCAGGTCGAGGAAATGAAAAAGCAGACCATCGGAGTTGAAATCGAGATGGCGGAGATTACGAGAAACCAAGCCATAAAGGTTATCGCAAAATACTTCGGAACAGAGGACACCATAAGCCATGACGGAGGCTCCTACGATGCTTGGAGCTGCCGGGATACAAAGGGCAGAACATGGACGATAACAAGGGACGTAAGCATACACGCATCAACAGACCTTAGAAAGGCGGAACTTGCAACCCCGATCCTTACCTACGAGGACATTGAGGATTTGCAGGAGATAGCAAGGCAGCTCAGACACAAAGGGGCAATCAGCAACCCGGAACACGGATGCGGAGTTCATGTTCACATCGGAGCAAACGGCCACACCCCACAGACCTTAAGGAATCTGGCAAACATCATGGCAAGCCACGAAACCTTGATAGCGGATGCCTTAAAGCTCGACCAGGGCAGAATGAGAAGATACTGCCGGACGGTTGACCCGACTTTCCTTGCAAACCTTAATAAGAAAAAACCGAAGACCATGAGCAAGCTGGCAGACATTTGGTACGAAAGCCACGGAGCAAGCTACGGCAGGAGCCACCATTACAATGACAGCAGATACCACATGCTGAACCTCCACGCAACCTTCACAAAGGGAACGGTTGAATTCAGACTTTTCCAATTCGACAACCCTACGGCAGAAAGAAGGGGCGGGATCCACGCAGGACAGCTTAAAAGCTACATTCAGCTTTGCCTCGCACTTAGCCAGATGGCAAAGGAAGTAAGGAGCGCAAGCCCAAGAGAACAGCAGAAAGAAAATCCAAAATACGCAATGAGAACATGGCTCCTTAGGCTCGGATTCATCGGAGAAGAATTCGCAACAGCAAGAGAGGTCTTAACAAAGAACCTCGCCGGGGACACAGCCTTCAGACACGGAAGAGCAGCTTGAAGGATACGCAGGGGATAGCCTCCTGCCACCTTAAAAGACTGACCGCCTCAAGCGGTCTTAAGGTGGTAGAAGGGTGTTCCCTTCGGAAAGGAGCGAATGCTATATGAAGAAATACTACATTGCTTACGGAAGTAACTTAAATGTCCCTCAGATGCGGATGCGGTGCCCGAAGGCTACAATCCTTGGAACGGCAAACCTTAAGGGGTGGGAACTCTTATTTAAGGGGAGCAGGTCGGGATCATACCTTACCATCGAAGAAAATGCTGATGAGACAGTTCCCGTTGCCATATGGGAAGTGACACCTTCGGATGAGGCTACCCTCGACAGATACGAAGGCTACCCAAGGTTTTATTACAAGAAGGAAATCAAACTCCAATATAAGGGTATCCGAACCGGGAAGAGAAGAACGGTGACTGCCTTTGTGTACATCATGCATGAGGACAGACCCATCGGAGTTCCTACAGGCTTTTATATGAAGACCTGCCTTGAGGGTTACGATACCTTTTATTTCGACAAGAGGGTGTTGATGAAAGCCTATCAGAAATCGAAGGAGGTGGCTGGCATTGAAGAGTAGAGTCAGAAGAGAATACACTTGCCCAAGGTGCGGTAAGGTTTTTAAGGAACCACCTGCATTATCGAGAGCGGATAACAAAAGTTATATCTGCCCGGACTGTGGAACAAGAGAGGCACTTGAAAGTATCGGTGTTGATGCAGAGGAGCAGGAGAAGATCATAAGCACGATTCATAAGAACATGGGGGTGTAAGGTATGTGGCATGAAGGAACAATCGGAATCCCCGTCAAAGGCAGTAAGCCTAAGATAGCGCATTACTGGGTAAAGGCTTATGAGCGGGGAAGTAAATACGGAATCAACGGAGGAAGGATATCGAAACTTACGATTAAAATCGATGGCGAGACGGTTGCGAACTATGACCGGGGCTGGGATATAAAGCCGGAAGAACATGGGGATGCAGCTATAGTTGCCTACTGTATCCTTCTGAAAGATTACAACTAAGGAAGGAAGAATTAAGGACTCGGCAAGGGTCCTTTTTTCGTGGTGATATGTCATGGTGAGAAGATTAAAAAAATACAAGCCGACAAGGTTCATGGCAGACACTTCTCATTATGATAAGGAGGCTGCCGATTTCGTTGTGACCTTTATCGAGCAGTTAAAACACACAAAGGGAGAGTTTTATAATAAGCCCTTCGAACTTATAGATTGGCAGGAGCAGATAATAAGAGATATCTTTGGAATCCTTAAGGAAGATGGCACGAGACAGTTTCGTACCGTATATATCGAAGTGCCAAAGAAGTGTGGGAAATCAGAACTTGCATCGGCAGTCTGTTTGTATATGCTCTGTGCGGATGGTGAGCAGAGGGGTGAGGTTTATGGCTGTGCTGCTGATAGAGAGCAGAGTTCCCTTGTATTTGATGTAGCCTGCGACATGGTGAGACTATGCCCGGCTCTTCAAAAAAGATGCATGATTAAACCGAGCCGAAAGACTATAGCATTCGGACCCACGAACTCGACCTACAAGGCCCTGTCAGCCGATGTAGCGGGCAAGTCCGGGGTTAATGTTTCGGCTCTTATATTTGATGAGTTATGGGTGCAGAAGGACAGAAAGTTCTTTGATATGATGACGGTCGGTACTTCCGATGCAAGACGTCAGCCACTGCACTTTATCATCACAACAGCCGGACAGGATACAAACAGTATCTGCTACGAGATACACCAAAAGGCGGTAGACATTTTGGAGGGTAGAAAAACA